CGCATATATTATCCAATTACAAATGTATATGGCGTTCCGCCTTCAATGTATTGAACCAATTCAAGTTCAAGTTTTTCAATTTCGGCCTGCGCTTCTTGTTTTAAGGCATCGCCGTTAAGTGTTGTACCGCCGCCAGGTCCGGTTATCTGTGCAAATTTGCTACGTGCTTGTCCTAGAATTAACTTGGCCTGTGCCAGTGAATAGTCTTTAAGCCATGGGCCGCCATACGGGTCATCTAGTAGAAATTGCTCTGGGCGATGCATGTACACATGCAATATAACACTATCTTCTGCTCTAATGTTTCTGTGCAACAACAATTCCCTACGTTGTGGATACCAGTTAAACATCATGTGGGCGCCAAACATTGTTCCTACTAGTTTTCTATAATCACTATATAGTTCAAACGTTAATAAGCCGCCTGCTTTTCCACTATTAAGTAAGTAGGTATTTAGGAAACCGGCTTCAAATGGTTCTATATCTTGCCCGCCTGTACTTAATCCACCAGCAACACGACGATACACTACTCGGACTTCTTGAACTTCTGTAGGAAGTATATAATGACTTTCCCCTGGTACCAGGTCCAAGACAATAAATGATTCTTCTACTGCACGACTACTACGTTGCCTGTATTTGGCAAGTGCTTTGTCTATACATAAATCGTAGTCTTCCCTGTCTAGCTCAACATCAACCATACTGCCGCCTAGGCGGCGTTCAATTTCACTGATGAGTTTATCTCTTTCGGCCATAATGTATCCTTATCTACACTATTTATGGCTGATTAAGAGTTATTTGAATGCTTTAAGTATTAGTATATCTTCGCCTAAGCGGCCGTTAAGTTTGGTATCCACGCTACGCACACCTTTAAGCCACTTTTTAGCGCCAGCTTTGGTCATGCCCATAAATTCTTTAACTTGCTCGGTAGGCTTACGCATTGTTTTTTGCACACTTAGCAAAGGATCAAATCCAGTAATACTGGTACCTTTGATTCCCAATGGCCCATGCAAACTATCTGCAACATAGGATCCTAGTTTACGTGTTTTGGTATTGAATACCCAAACTTCGCCTGCCCCGATGATCTGTGTGGGCTGTGCCGAAACTACTTTTAGTTGTTGATCTTCTTTCTTAAATTTTACTTTTGCTGTTATTTTTTCTGCACTCTTTGGTTTAGCAAGCCTAGGCTTACGTGTTACCTTTTTAGTGTTAACATAACTTTCAAGATCTTTAATTATTAGAGTGTATGCTTTGAGCAGGGCTTTTTGTTGAGCTTTAGTAAAATTACTGTAGCCTTCTACTAATTGTGCATCTTTACCAGTTAGCAATTCTTCCATTTCCAAAACCTGCGGTTGGAACATGGCAATCATCTTGCCAGCTTGCACCTGCGGTATATTGTGCTTTTTTAATGTTTGGAATGCTCCAATTTTATCTTCTTTACATCCGCCGAGTACAAAGTCGTCAATACTACCTTCAATCTCTCCTGCACAATCGTGCATCATTTCTCGAAGTCTATCTTGGATATTAGGCTTCCATACTTCTGCTTCTTTTTTTGTATTCTTTGCTTTTGCTTCTTCGGGCAATGCAGAATCTATAACTTTAATTACACGCTTTAGTTCCGAATACAATGGAGTATATCCCATTAGAACCATACGGCATATCCAACCGTATGTAGTAGGAATGCCAGTAGCATTTTTTAATGCTTCTGCTTGTTTTTTACGTTTAGGATACTTTGCAATAAACTGCACTACAAATTCGTTGCTCTGCTTTGCATCACAATTGTAATTGTACCAATTTAATGCTTGCATCAATTTAATACGGCGATTGGCGGCAGTAATTGTAATATCAGTCCACATTGGCTCGTCGCCCACAAACTTAGAATCGCCGGCTCTGGCGTGTAATTGTCTGGGAAGTCCTGATTTGTCTACCGGTTTTCTAGCCATGTGAATTCTCCATATAAAAGTGTATTATACAATAAATTGATTTACTTGTCAATTATTTTGCCAAAGTAGCCATTAGTAATAACATTTCCAAATTTTGAATCTCTTCATTAATTTTGGCTATTAAGTCTGTATACTTACTCGGAATCGATTGTTTACGTCTAATTTCAATTTCCATATTGGATGCGACCTTAACCATTTCACCTATATTATTAAGTAATTTGTTTAATTTTGGGTCGCGATGAGCTTTGTTTCCAATAGTTCGCAGTTCGCTACTAACTCCTGCCCAGTCCAAACTCGTTCTAATTTCCATGTATTATATTATAGCAGAAAAATATTAAACTGTCAAATCCATAAATACTACTATTAGGATACGTAATGGCACGTTTGTCGCTTTGGAAACCACAAAAAGGTAAGGACTTTTATTTTATAGATGGGCAAGTTAAGGCTCAGTTCGAACACGGCGGTACTGGAGTATATGTACACAAATACTTGGGGCCCGACGTCAGTGACGAAAAAATAAAAGACAAGGATTTGCCTGAAATTACAATACAGGATATTGTATTCTTAGAAAATAGAGATCGTAAATATGATCCTGATGTCTACGAATTGCGCGGAGTATATCAAATCAGTGAGTCTGATTTTGATTTAAGCCAGTTTGGTTTGTTCTTGCAAACTGATACTGTTTTTATTAGTTTTCATATCAACGATATGATTACCCGAATGGGCAGAAAGTTAATGGCCGGCGATGTGTTAGAGCTTCCTCATCAATTGGATGATAGTGCGTTAGATATTAGCAAAGATCCTATTAGAAAATTTTATGTAGTACAAGATGCATCCAAAGGTCAAGAAGGATATAGTCCCACATGGTATCCGCATATATGGCGTGTAAAATGCGTACCGCTAACAGATAGCCAAGAATTTAAAGGCATACTTGGAGATCCTAATGATCCGACCAGTATTAGTTCACAACAAGGAACACTATCTACTTTATTAGATATCACTGATGCAGTTGTTGCAGAAGCAGAAAGCAATAGCCCAACAGTTAGCCCGCTTACACAACATTTAGTTAACTATGCAGAAGAAGGACATTCCTGGAATCCGGGCGACCCGGTGCCAATTGGAGAAAGTTTTCCTCTTGTGCCTAATCAGGGTGACATGTATATTAGAAATGATTTTAAACCCCATCGCTTATTTCAGTATAGAGGTAAACGTTGGCATCGACTATTAGATAATACTGATACCAGTACATGGACTAGTAGAACTATTAATGCTGGTGGATACATTAACAATGAAAATCTTACTGCTATTGGTAAGAGAGAATTTGATGAAAAACAAGCACTCAGTAAAATTGTTGTTAACAGAAAAAAACCCAAGGCAGATAATTAATGAATCAATTCTTTTATGACCAACAGATAAAAAGATACTTAGAACAATTTATAAGATTGTTTGCGGGTCTCAGCGTAAGGATGGGCATTGATAAAGACGGCACTGAAATCTTTCAGCGTGTTCCAGTTCGATACGGAGATGTCAGTAGAATGGTAGCTCATATCATGTCCAACAACAGTGAGAACACATTAAACACGCTACCCATAATGAGTGTACATATTAACTCATTTAACATGAGTGCAGGTCGACGAAACAACCCCACGTACCAAGATAAGGTTCAAGTATTTGAAAAGAAATATAATCAAAACACAGGACAATATGACAATGAATCCGGTGACACTTATACTATCGAAAGGTATATGCCTGTTCCCTATGATATAGAAGTTGCTGTTGATATTGCTACTTCCAATACTGATCAAAAAATGCAAATATTAGAACAACTTGCAGTAATGTTCAATCCCAGCGTTAATATCAGAAGCAGTGGAAATGTATTTGATTGGAGTGCATTGACTTATGTTGAAATGACTTCAATATCGTGGAGTAACCGAAGTTTGCCAGTTAGCAATGATGAACAAATTGACTTTGCTACTGCGACATTTACAATGCCAATTTGGATCAATCCTCCTGCCAAAGTTAAACGTCAAGTTTTAATTTACAATGTCATTGGTAGTATCAGTACTGCCAGTACTGATTTTAATTTAGATAACTTTAAAGAAACATTTGCAACAGACGAAGCAAAACAATATATTGTGTTGACTTTTGAAAATCGAAGAATCGAAGTTGTCGGAGATAAAGTATATTTGTTGTTAAACGGTGAATCTGAACATAATCCGGCCACTGCATTAGATTGGTTAAATGAGTTAAAGCCGTATGGCGAATTACGTCCCGGAGTTAGTCAGCTGAGGCTAAGGCCGTCAGACGTACCTAGTCCCGGGTGGAAAGACGACGATATCATTGGTACTATTGTGTACGACGGTGATGATACTACACGATTGCATTTTAGTATCGATCAAACTACATTGCCCAGTAATACTATTGCCATGGTAAATGGCATTATTGATCCTACTAAAAATGCGCCGGGAGCCGGTAATCTGCCTCATGCCGCAATACATCAACGATATTTACTAGTTGCATCATTGCCGCTGGTTCCTGAATGGACGAATCTACAAGCAGATGAAAATGATATAATAGAATTTGATGGTAATCAATGGAATGTAGTATTTGATGCGTCAGCTGTTACTGCACTAAATATTGTCACAAATGCAAACACTATGTTAAAATACAAATGGGTCGATAATCAATGGATTGATGTATATCAAGGAATATACCGAGAAGGCTATTGGAGATTATATTTGTGAAGGTGATAAATGCTACTGGTGCTATATTTTATAGCATAGAAACAAATAGAATATTAATGCAGTTACGTAGCATTGACTGTAGCTTTCCGCTAACATGGAGTTTATGGGGTGGTAAAAAAGAAAATAACGAACGTCCAAGTCAAACATTAATGCGTGAGATACAAGAAGAAATAGGATTTGTTCCTGATCTTTTAAAAGTATATCCATTGCACCAGTATCGTAGCAAAGACAATGGATTCATATATGACAGTTTTTGTTGTGTTGTACAAGAAGAATTTATCCCTATTATTAATCACGAGAGTGCAGGTTACTGCTGGGTTAATTTAGGCTTTTGGCCTAAGCCATTACATCAAGGTGCTAGGTCACTTTTATTAAGTAAGAGTTTCCGAAATAAACTTGATGCAATGATTACACATATAAGAACAAACGAAAATGACAGCCGAAGTAATACCCTTTCCTTTCATCAAACTACCAGAACCTCAGTATAAGTTTGTTGAACTCAAAAGCATAGAACTTGTTCA